TGAAAATGAAAATGGAGAAAGTGATCTCGCTACTCAAGCTTTAGATATTATTATGGAAAATAATACACTTCAGAAACGTGTTTTAGAACCTTTAAAAAGGAAACTTTTCCCTTACTTGATGTGCATTACAGTCTTTAACCTTGCTCTTTTTCTGATGGTGGCGTATCTCGTGAATCGTCTTTCGGTGATTCTGTAACTACTTCCATGAGTTCCGTGCGTCGACGAAGTTCTTTCATGAGGTCACCTTTCAGACTTACGAGTCCCTTATCTTTTAAATCCGATATTTCGTTTTTACGTTCCTCGATTCGTTCGATATCGGCTTTAACGGTTTTCTTTGCCGATACCGCGTTCCCTCGTATTTCATCGAGTTCGCGTTTGAGTTCTCTTTTTGCCGTACCTGTTACTGCATCTTTGAGTTTAGTCATGACCGTATTTTCGGCGATGGCTCTGAAAGGCATGATGGGTTGTATGTGCATGATTTCCGGTTTGAAGAACTGGTTATCGTCTGGGAATTCTCTATCGAATTCGTCAATAGTTTTTTTCGGGACGTTCGGTGATTGTTCGATGAGTCTATCGTATTCGTTCCTACAATTCTCGACCATGTTAGTACCGTCTTGTGTTCTTTCACCCAAAGGTAAAGTGAGTTCGAGACGAATAGTTCTCGAGAGTTTACCGTATTGTACCGAAGCGACGCGGTGACCTTCCATGAGTTCGTTGATTTTGAGAAACTGCATGATTGTCGTTGCAATGGCGGTGATTAAGTTCAAACCACCAATTGCAGACGGTACGTACGGTTGAACTGTAGGTGGAAACGTTTCCTGAGCAAAGTTCGCGGTACCCGTTATCGTACTTAGTATGATGAGAGGTATTGTAAACTTCATACTTAGATTTTTATAAGAACAATAGGCTTGGTAGTGCATGTAACGGTAACACGCGGCGGCTTCGCCCCAGGACTTTAAAATTTTCTCCTGTTGTGGATGCCATATTTTAGGGAGTTTCTTTTCTTTGTCCATATTAATAGATATGAACATTATATTCTTCATTCATTTAGTGTTTTTTATAACCATGCTCGTTGTTCCGTTTATGAAAAATAAGAAGAACCTTGAGTTTTATTCTTTACTCGTTCCGTTCATATTTTACCATTGGTCTGTGAATGACGATACGTGTGCGTTAACTCAGATGGAAATGATGGTTACAGGAAACGAAAAAGAGGAAACGTTTTTTGGTAGAATCATGGGTCCCATATACAAAATGGACGATACAGAGGCAAACAAATTTTTGAAAACGCTTCTTTTTAGTCTCTGGATGCTCGTTCAATTTAGACTTGGTCGAATAGATTTATCAAAATTTTCTAAATAAAAAATAACTTCTTGGTACATATAAATGAAAGTTAAGACGAAACAAAGATTAACTTACGTAGCTATTTTAGTGTTATTGTTTGTAGTATTGTATCAGTTGTATAACCCCACCGTGGTTAAGGAACAAGTAGCCATAGAAGTACCTGTAGAGGTTCCAGTACAAATACCCGTTGAAAAGGAATTTAGAAAACCACCGATCAAAGAGTATAAACCCGGGTACGTTCAACAAATGGGTGTTCTTGTAGGTCCTGACGAAGAAACGTTACCGCTTTTCGGTAAAGAAGTTAGGGGGAGACGAGACAGGTACCATTATTATACGGTAACACCCGGTGAACAAATATATTCTCTTCCCGTGACACACGATAATCGCGATTGTATGGACGATATTGGGTGTCAGGAACTCTATGGTAACGAGTCCGTTTCTGTTTTAGGTCAAGCTGGAACGTTCCAGGCTAAATTGTACAGAACAGATAACTTTTTTATTTAGGCGAGTAAAAAAGTATTAAATAACAACACGAGAGTAATACTAGAGTCCTTGCTACGTTTGAAATAGTATTGAGGGTATTACATCCATCAGAACACTTGTCTTTTACAGGTTTTCCGTTTACTGTTACGTTACTAAAAAATATACACGGACATATTTTTAAAGGTACGAGTGAGACGACGGACCAAACACAACACAATAACAGGAAATATTGTAAACGATCCATTTATATTAAACAAATAAAATTATATTGGTTAATATAAAATGAAGTTTGAAATTCTTAAGGATGAAGCAAAGCGACTCGGTCTTCGCGTGACTAAGAAAATAAAAGGTAAACGCGTTGCCCTTTCTGAAAAGGAACTCAAGGCAAAAATTCGAAGAAGGAAACCACCTGCGTTAGAAATACAGGTTCGCGAAACGAGAAAACTTTTGCGTACGTGTAGTTCTTTGCTCGGTGACGTCGAAAAACGTAAAATTCCACCGGCGCCTCCTGTACCACCCCGCCGTCTTCCTCCTCGTCCTCCTGTTCCTAGTAGTAGTCCACGGGTACGTCCAATGGCGAGTAACCCTCGTGCAAATTTAATGAAGGCGCTCAAAGCAAACCTCGAAAGGCGTGGTATCAGACAAAAGTTAAACCAAACTTCTTAGAAATGATTTTCTTAGCCCCTTCGAGTGTTGGGTAACTCCATAAGAGCCAACGCGACCAAAACCCAGCGGTATAGATACCTGATTTCGTCCAGTTTTCTTTATCGCTTCGCGTAACGTCTAACATGTTTTTGTGAACGAGTCTACGATCGGTTTGTTTTTGGACTATATGAGGAACGTAACCACCGTGGCGTATGACGTACGAACGCATACGTAAAGGATCTTTGTGTTTCGTATAATCCGTGTACCCTTTACCCCCAAAATCGACTATTTTACCGTTTTCAAACGTGACTCTAAACTTTTTATCAAAACGCGGACTTTTTTTTAAATGAACTCGCATGTACTATTGTTTAATAATATTTTTTATTTTTGCATAACGTTTTTGTGGTTGTAATCCAAGTGTTGAATCCTTTCTATTTTTTCCTTTTTGTGGTTGTGGTTTTGACCAAGTTTTTTTTTTGAACAGAATTATTTTCAAGAATTGTATTCAATCTTCGTTGAACTTTTGTTTGATTCGCTCTAAATGTTTTTTTTTGTGGTTGCTGAACGGTTGTTTTACCACCACTACGAACTTGTGCACCGGACTGATATGTGGGTGTGCCTAGAATTGTAAAATGATCCTTTAAGTTATATAAAAGAATTTCATTGTTTTTACTCAAATCTAATATTATTTTAGGTTCTTGGCGCAAAATTCTATGTACCATAAATGCGTACATAAGAGTATTATTACCGTCAGTTGTACCTAAACATATTGGAATTTTTTTACTACTGTTTCTATAATGATACATTATACCAACACCGTATAAATTTTGCAAAAAGTCACCCATGAATTTAGACAATACTTTATTAGCATTTGTTTTATTATTTTGTGCATTACTTTTACTAAGACCTATAGTTATATCTTTACCATTTATTTCTAAAACATATTTTTTGCCATTGTGACCTACACTAATATGCGTGTTATTATTTATATTAAAATTCATAGTATATAAACACCATTTCAATGAAGTCGTAGGGTTATTTCCAAAAAGTTTCGGAGTATCACGCGTAATACCCCATTGTAACATACTCCAACCCGGATCGAATAAACTTCCGAGTGTAATCAAAGGTTTTAAATATCGTGTTTTCTCATTTTTTGAAGATTCTATTAGAGCAGATATTTGATTACCCGAACCACCCGATTTAGTAGTAGATTGACTTTTTTCTGAATCAAGTATTACGTTTAATCGTTTTTCTTTTGTTGTAATAGACGTCGATAATCCATATTCTTTAACCCATTTCGTTTTAAATATTTCATTAAGTTTTAGTTTAAGTATTTTTTCGAACCCCTTTTTAGCTTCAATAATATTATTTTCATTTGTTATTTTTCCTTCACTCTCTTTTATAATATTACCAATCGTGGTAGTTACTTTAAATTTTGGTACTTCATTTTTACCACACAAAGTTTTTGCAATACCACTTTTTAAAAACTGGTTAAATGAACCTGTATAAGTTTTATCGTGTACAATATCTAAATATACTAAAAACAAAAAATCTATATTAAAATCTTTGTCGTCGTCTGCGATTAAATCTATTTCTTTTTTGTTAAATTTTATACTTGCGTTTTCTATAGTTTTTATTATACTAGATGTCTTTTCATTGAGTTTATTAAATGGTATTTTTTGTCTTTTTATGGATGTTCCCGTTAATAACTGTGACTTTGAAATGTATTTAAGTGCTCTAGGTATATTTTCTGATTTATTATTACTTATATATTGTGATTTATTATTAAACATTTTTATAACATTCTTTTTTGTTACCTTTGGTAGTGGTGTTTTTGTTTGATTATTATTTCTTGTTACTGAACGTGGTGTTTTTGTTTGATTATTATTTCTTGTTACTGAACGTGGTGTTTTTGTTTGAGATCTTGTCAATATTTGTCTTGTTACATTTGACCCTGGTGTTTTTTGAGAATTATTAGAAACTTTTCGTCTTTTAAACCTGAAATCTGGTTTTTGGGGAGCCGTTATACGTGTTCCTAAATTAGTATTAGTATTTGGTGTTGTTGTTTGAGAATTATTAGAAACTTTTCTTCTTTTTGTTGTAGGTTTGGTACTAAAAAATTTAAATGCACTTTTTAAAAAGCTCATTACTGATATTAATCAATATTTTATTCTTCTGTGTTATACTGAAACAAATTTAGTATATCTAAAAAGTAGTCCATGGACGCATTTATAAAATCACCCCCGTAATTTTTTTGTAAAATATTATTTGTATCGTAAACTACAAAAAGTGCGAATATGAGCGAACCTATTTTTGCGTATTTCTTTTTATCTGGACTAAATAGTCTCGATACTAGTAATGCTAAGAGAGCCAAGAAAAGAAAAATACCCATAGGTCTAAAATCTAAACCAAATTGTACACTTAAAAAACCCAAAACAAACAAGGCTATGAATATACCGACAACTTCGAGAAGAGATTCCTTAGCGTCAGCTTGTGGAGATATGTACGCACCTATGAGTGCGGATATAAGTGTGAAAATCATAAACTTAACCGGTAAACTCATTTTTACAAAAACTAGGGTTAAGAACAATCCGAGTAACAATAATAAATTCAAAAGTGCATTTCGCGCCATAAAATCGCTATATTGTGGATTTTCTACAACTGTTTTTGCAGATTGGTACGCAACGAGACCTTGGAAAATTAGATTTGCGAATACCGCGCTCATAAAAGTTCCTTTATTTTGTAATTGCATTGTTTTATATTAATACTGAATATAATTTTCTGATCTCTGACGCCTCCTGTGTATGACAATTCCGAGTGTGAGTGCTATTATCCAAGCTTGGAATTGCGTGAATCCGTAAGGTTCTTCGACCGTGAACATTTATTTTAATAGAGTATAAAAAATCAAAGGTGTTTGCGACACACGGCTTTATACAAATCATTACCACCTATAAGTTCTCTTCTAGAGTTGTTGACGATACGTTTTGTGAAAGGACCGTGTGTTCCATCCATACACTCCATACACATGGCCGATATTTTGAAAACTTTATCGGCGAGAGGAATACAGTCTACGATTTCACCAAACTTTCTTTGTTTATAATCACCATCTAAACCCGCTAATAGAACGGTTTTATTATTGTCGAGTGCCCTTTGTACAAACTTTTTCAAACCCCTAAAAAACTGCGCTTCGTCAATGGCAATGACATCGGCGTTTTCGTATTTCAAGTCGCGTAGATTCTTTACTTTTACACACTCAAACTCTGTATTATCGTGTGTTTTAAGAACACTTTCGTGTGATCGTGTATCCTTATACGAATTTACAACGAGAATACGTTTACCTATGATTTGGTACCTTTTTAAACGACGAACGAGTTCGGTCGTTTTTCCGGAGAACATGTTACCCATAATAATTTTCAAACTCATTTTATAAATACACGAATTATTTTTTTATATATTTAATGTATAATACAACATAATGTATTTTAATACTTATGTTATAAATTTGGAATCACAGAAGAAACGATACGAAGTTCAAAAAAAGAAACTTAATAATGTTGGTATTTATGCTACTCGTATAAATGCATATTATAAAAAAGATATAGAAAAGAGTGAAATTAAAAAATATTTTGGACATTTTAGTTTTTTATATCCAGACACTATGATTGGTTGTAATTATAGTCATTTACAAGCTATCAAATATTTTTTAGAAAATGATACAAACGATGTCGCACTTATACTTGAAGATGACGCGTTTCCTCTTTTTTCTAATGTTTCTGAATTACGTAAAAAATTAACAAACATTAATTGGGATATGCTAAGTTTACATTGCGATGGTTTATGTCCCACAAAAGGAGTTAGACCGTATTACCTTAGTGGTTCTGCTGCCGCGTATTTTATAACACGAGAAGGTGCACGTAAATTATTAAAACATAAACTTACGAATTATATTGATAGGAAAACGAACTATATAAAAAATTTTAAAAAACGTATTGATAAACAAAATTCATTTTGGACGGATGAAGATGGTATTATGAGTGGACAATCAAGTACTAATAGAAACGATAAAAACTCGTCGTGCCCTTCTTTTATTGAGAGTATATCATCTTATTTAATGAATAGAGGTGAAAAGACATTGTGTCACTTTAAAAATTACAAATCTTTTAAAATTCCAGGTATAAATAAAGAAATTGTATATAGTGAAATCGTTTTAACATTATCATGTATATTTTCATTAATCATAATAAAGAAAACACTCTTAGTATAATAAAAAAAACACTATGGAAACACTCAAAATCAAACGAATAAATTTAGAAGCTACTTTACCGACACGCGCGTCTCCGGGTTCGGTCGGTTACGATTTGTATAGTTTGAACGATATAGTCATTGAACCACAGTCTAGGGAAATCGTGAGTACGGGTATATGTGCGTCTATACCAATGGGGTGTTACGGTCGAATTGCACCGAGATCCGGTTTATCCGTAAAGTATGGAATACACGTGGGTGCTGGTGTGATTGACCCCG